AAAAGGTAATCTCCAGCCGGTATGTACAACGCCTTTTTAACGGCGGCCGCAGCAGCATAGGCCGCGTTGAGCGCAGCCGTATCGTTTGCGACACCGTTTCCAACAACCCCATAGTCAGCAGCATTGATGAACTGTCCATCAATCATCGAATATGTGGCTTTAGTTAACGACATTGTGTTTCTCTAACTTAGTTAGTTGTGTATTGACCAGAAATAAACAACGTGCCGCCGTCGGAAATTTCAGTTCCGCTCATTGACGTTGTGCCAGTCGCGGCGTCCCACACCATCAGCTCAATTTTTGTGGAATTTATTTCGACGTACCCAGTCACGACTTGACCGGCGCTGATATTGAGCGAAGACGCAAATCCAACAGCAATGCCAGACCGAGTGGCTGTTGAATTTACAGAGGTGAAAGGCAAGCCATAAATACCGGCATCAGCGCCTACTGATCCAATCGTCTGGACGGCTACTTGCGCGGTAAAAAATACTTGGCGTCCAATACGAGTGTAATAGCCTCTATTATCGGAACCCATCGTCGCGTTGTTAGTTCCGTCGCTAATAAGGGGCGTCCAATCGCCTTCCTCATACCAATCCAACAACTCGCTGGTCATTCCAGCCGCGCCCGTGTTGGCAGAGAAGTCGATGCCTTTGCCGGCGGTAGCAATTTTTACGTTGTGTGTCGCAATCTCAACGTCGCCGCTAGTGCCATTAACCTTCATGCGTTCCACGCCGTTATAAGTACGGAACGAAATGGGCGCGTTAAAAGTTTTGTTTTCAATAACGTAAGTGTTGCCGGCTGGGTCCCATTTCAATTGGGCAAGCTGAGTACTGCCCTCGTGGAACACAATCTGCGCGGTTTCAGCGCCAGTAAAACTACTGGTCTTACCAACCTTGATATTAGAGCCAACGCCATAACGAAGGTCTAAGCTACCTGCCGCTTTAGCCTTAACAAACACATCAATGTTAGCGTCGGTGCCATCCGCTTCAAGCGTGGTGCCAGAGAGCGTCACGCCAGCAGCAGCAACGTCGGTGTCAAACGACAACCCGTTAACTACGCGGCCTTTGGTGACGTTATCAATCGAAACCTTAACGGTGCTTCCACTTTGGACAACAGGTAAAACCTCTGTTCCGGCAAGCGGCGTTGTTGCACCAGTAAGCTGTGAAATTTTCTTGTCAGCCATGATTTACTCCTTAATTTGCCGCCAAGGCTACGCTGCTGGGGCAACACCAAACACTAAAAATCTAACTTGAAATCCGTTCACGTCGCTTTCAAAAATAAACGTGATACTGCTTGTGCTAATCGACTTAATTTGGGCGCCGATAATAGTAGACGAATTTCGCACCACTACCGCACTACCGTAAAAAATTTGATCGAACGCATACGGGAAAGTGATTGTGTGTTCAGTAGTTGAGGTGTTAAACGTCACCGCGTCTGAATACACTAAAAAGTTATTGCCGACGTTAAACAAACGATTGCTGTTTGCCGTTTGATAGTTCGACAAAAACCGAGTGTTTTCAACCGCAAAACCCTTGGCCGCGTTTGCGCCAGTCGCGGCATCCACTACGCCAGTGCTTAACAAAACATAACCGTTCTGAAACTTAACGTAGCCAGAGGCGTTCAAGCGCAAGAATGTTGACGGATTGGCCGGGTATGTCCAAGCCACATTGCCAATAGAAATTTGACATCCAATCAACGCCCAACTACCGGACGTATAGTTAAAGTACGTCTGCTGTGCAATCGCAAATCCATTAGCGGTACGCGCAGCGTTTGGCAAAAATTGTTCGTTTGCCGCCGCCGCAGCTAAGTAAAACGTCGCCTCTCCGTTGCTTCCCGTTGATGCGTGAAAAATGCCGATAATGTCTTCACCGCCATAGTGCAACTTCAAACCTGAACACAATTCAGTCTGAATTGCGACCGGCGTTTCATTTGCAACAAACAAATCTGAATTGCTGGTCTTAATGCCAAACAGATAGCCAGAAAATGAAGAATAAATAACTTTTTTCAAAAACAATCCGTGACCAGCATTTGATACGTTCAAATTCGACGCAAAAATGCTAGTCATGTTCGTAGCAGCACTACCTGTTGGGTCAATATAGACGCCCGTGTAGCACGCATTAGCTGTGAAGTTATCAATGCTAATTTGATAGCCACCAGCTAAACGAAGGCCATAGAAAACGCTGTAAGCCTTGATGTTTGCGATTTCAACGTCGCTAACTATGGTTCCGTTATGGATAGCTGTTGACGTAAACGGTACCGCCTGATCGGTTGTCAGGTTGAATCCGATAATTCTAACCCGCGACACAACGGAGCCGGACAGATACAGAATGGCATCAGTACCGTTGTATTGTGTGGCGCCATACTTTTTGATGGTCGCCATCTCACCAAACAGATAGCTGTTTGATGGAACCAACAACGGCGCCGTTATTTTGTATTCGCCTTTGGGAAAAATAACTTTCTGTGCGCCAGAATCGATAGCAGCTTGAATCGCAGCCGTATCATCCGTCACGCCATCGCCGACAGCGCCAAAGTCCTTGACGCTAACAATGTCGCGCTCTTTAGACTGCACAGATCGAGGAACAGCGCCCGTACCGGCTTGAAGGAACGTCACCGCTCCAGCACTCGCCACCGACGACGTTTGCGTCTGGACGGTTGAGAACTTAACGACGGCGCCCTGATGCAAGCCCTGCGTGAACGTAACGGTGTTGTTATCCGTCTCGGTATACGCCAATCCTTCGTACTGGTTCACGCCATCAACGAACACCTGAAGGTTATTCGCGCCGGCGGCGTAGGTCATCGTCGTGAGGTTAAAGACGGTCTGACCCGCAGTCGCGTACTGGACTTCTTCAAAGCCCACGTAGGTCTGAATGTCGCTGGCAAACGCCTTTTTGGTTACGTTGTCCTGAACGACAACGAACAAGTCCGTTCCTTCGACCGGACTGTCTACAAGCGGAAGGTCTGAAATCTTAACGATTGCCATTCATCACTCCAGCAGCAATTGGCCGCCGTCTTCCTGAACCAAGTTGTCGCCAATTTCAGTCAGCAAGTTGCCGACCGAGGCACCGCTATCTCGCGTGCCTGAAAACAACGTGGCGACGGCCCCAAGGCCAATCGCTACGCCGTTTCGCAGTGCGACACCCCAACTCATCGGATGTTAATGGGTTTGGCGTAAATGTCGCCGCTGTCCGTCACGCGGATTGCACTCACTCGCCAGGGTGCGCCAGTGCCTTGCGGCACGATAAACGGGATCGGCGTAAACGCCGGGATCGGCGTGCTGGAGGTCGTCGCGGTGACGCCCTCGCCCACAAGCACGTAACAGGGGGTCGTTGACCACACCACCACGCCCTGCGGGCCGGCCTGCCAAGTGGCGGTCGAACCTGCCGTACCCGTATATCCAACCGTGCGTCCAGGGTAGACGCTATCAGCCATCGGATTAAGAAGCTCCATGATCTACCCTCACGCTAAAAACTTAAGTTTGTAAACAGTCGTAAGATACAACGTCAGTATCTCATCAATCAAATTCTGTAAAGGGGAATCGTCTTTATCACAAACTTTATAACGCATGTCTTCCAGCGTTTTAAGTTCGTCCTGCAAAAAGTCGAGCACATTGTTCGTCTTTTTAGCCGTCTGTAGCGCAATTGGACCAATCAGGCCGTAACGGCCTTGATACGCCTCTGCGAAGCTGTCTGCGAGCGGAATAACCCCCTCGTAAAACTTCTGTAACGCCTTATGTTTCGCGTAGTTACGCGTGTTGAGGTGCGTAGAGTGCGTCACGTCGCGCGCAAGAAACAAATGCCCGATAAAGACTTCGCAGGTCATAGCGGCATCCCTTCAGGCGGCATACCCATCTCGCGGGGGGCGCTAGGCGCCACAAGCTCACCGGTTGATAGCATGCCGGCCAGCGTACCCATAATGATGTCCTGCACCTGCTCCTGAGTTAGACCGCTCTCGACCGCTTTAATTCGATCCGTCTCGGCGTTGTACGCCTTGACCTGCGCCTCAAACTCCTTGACCTGCACCTCACGGGCTTCCATCGACTGTTGGATGTTCTGGAGCATCTGCTGCATCATCTGCATCTCTTGCCCCATCGCCTCCATCTGCTGATTGGCCGCCTGTAGCGCCGGGTCTTCCTCGTCCGCCAGCAGCTTCGGATCAATCATCTTTTGGAGCCGCTTGCTGATCTCCTGAGCGCCCGGCCAGTCCATGTTCTTAACGAACAGGTCGCCAGCCACCGCCCAAAGCTGCGGGTTGGCCTGCAAAATTTGCCCCATGGCGTCCATGGCTTCCTGCCGTTTGGTCGCGTAGGACGGGCCAGTCGTGACCGCCACGTCGTACTTACCCACCGACGGATTGTAGATTTTTTCGATCACTACGCCCGTCTCGTCCATGATGCGACGGACTGGCTCGGCTTGCATCGGGTCGATGCGGGCCGTGCTTGTCTCACCGTCAATGCCAATGATGCGCGCAATGCGCTGGGTGTCGTAAATCTTCGGGATCAAATCAACGAGTTGGCGCGTCCCATAGCGAATGGCCCGAGCTAGGTTATCTACGAAGTGGTATGTGCCTGTGTCGCCTTGCCGTTCACGCGCCAAAATGGCCCGACCGGTGCGCTCGTTGGAGCGGATGCCAAGACTTGCATCGTATTGGCCCGTAGAGGCCTTGATGTCGTCGGCAGCGCCCATCTTCGCCTGGATCAAGCCCGTCTGGGCGAGCGGCGGCGGAGCACGTTGTGGCAGCGGCAGGACAGCGCCCTGTCCGTCTGTCACGTCGGGGTTAACTTCTAAGTACGGCCAGTTATTCGTGTTGGCCGTTTTCCATTGTTGTTCATAGCCTTCAAACTGACCGCCGTAACCAATAAACGGCGCCTTGGGCGCAAGGGCCAGCATCTCTGCTTCCTGCGATACCCAATAGTTGTACATGCGCTGGGCGTCCTTGGCGTTACGCACAAGGCCCGACACGTACATACGACCTTCAACCTCAAACTCGTTGCCGATCACGCGGATCACAGGTATCCACTTGCCCGGCCATTCTGATTCTTCAAGGATTTCGTAGCCGTTGGTTTTCAGCCACTTGACGCGTTGAACGTCTACTTCGCGCTTGCGAATGGGCTGAAGGCCGAGCATCTCAAGCTCTTGCGCTTCCGGTGAACCTTCAAACGCCGTTTGGTTGCCGGCGTACAGATTCAGCGTCTCTTTGCTGTGCTCTTTGTAGAAATACTCCGCAATTCGCACAGTATCTTGGTTGATCCACTGCGAAAGCGCCTGATCGCCGACACCGCGCTGCAAAACCGACGAAATCGGCTCTGCGTTGGGGTACATGCGCTCATAATCGCCCTTGGGGATGTCTTCGGTGATGAAGCACCACTCGGCATCCGACCCGCAAGGGTCTTGGATGGTCGGGTCCATGTACACACTGAAGCTATTTCGGATGCGACCGATGCGAAGGTCTTGGTCAAACGTGTTTTCGTCGCAGTATTCCGTCAAAATGCGGAAATACCCCTCGCCGTACGTGACCTGGTTGTCGCATGCGGTGTCATACGCCACATCCGCATCTGAAATATACTCAATGTGACGGACAATTCCGTCAAAAATCTCCGCGACCTCGATGTCCGCCTTGTCATCAACGGGGATGACCTTACCGGCGGGCCGGTTTTGTCGCTGATCGTTCGTCACCTGCCGCACATGCTGCGGGAGCTTGTTGATCGTCAGGCACGGACGCGCGTTGAGCGTCTGTCCTTGCACCGATCCGCGTTGCGCCAGCACGTCTTGTGGCCATTGCCACTGGTTGTCGGGCGAACCTGCCATGAAGCGCAGGTCATCTAGCTCGTCCTCGCGGCTGTCTGAGTACGCCGACAGCGCCATGGTCAGACGTGAGCGCGCGGTGGCTAGCACGTCTGCTGGATCGCGCGACATCTTGCCTTTATTAGTGGGCGTATTGGCGACGCGTGCCGCGCCACGCAGCCCTGTAGGGTCTTTAGCCATTATTTGCGCTTCTTACCTTTGGCTTTACGAGCAACCGAATACGCAATGGCCACGGCTTGCTTCTGCGGCTTGCCTCGGGCCATCTCGGTCTTGATGTTCTTACGGAACGCGCCTTTGCTGGCGGACTTGACAAGGGGCATTAGCGTTTCCTCATCGGGGTAGGCCGAAAGTCTACCGTTGTACGTACAATGTCCACATTAGGGCGTCGCATCGGCATCCGCATCGGTCGCGCCGGGCGCTGCGCCTGCGGCGGCGGCGAGGGTTGTGCCTGGATCATCGCATCGCCTAGCACGGCGCGCGGACCAATACCCATGCGATCATACGGGTTGTTTGGCATCTTACTTCCTCTTTTTAGCCGTCTTAGCCGACTCTCGGAACGCCTTGGCGGTCGGTGCGCCCTTAGCGCCTACTTTGCGCATCTTCTCACCACTGCCGGCCGCTATGCGAGCCCGTTTAGCGGCGATGTTAGCGTAGAGTCCGCGTTTAGCTGCCATGTTAGCCACACTTCCAGCGTCTCAGCGACGCTTTAGCTCGTTCAGCCGGCCCTTTGGCCTTAGCCACCACACCCTTCATTCGCGCGCAAAAAGACTTTTTACGCCCCGCGTCCGCCTTAGTCTTCGGACTCGGCGCCGGAGCCTTCAAGTTACTGCCCGTAGCGCGGTTATACTTAGCCCGACCTTTGGCCGTCAAGCCCGCGCCTTTAGAGACGGGCTGCTTCTCACCGCGACCCACTGACAGATTGACCGACTTACGCGGCATATCGGTTTCCTTTTTGCACGTTTTCGCTGGCTAAAATAACTTGCAAATTATGCGGTACATGTAAGCCGGACACAACACCGCCGCGTAAAGGTACGATGTGATCTACATGCCAGTCAACTTTAGTCGCTTTAGCCCGTTGGTTAGCTAAGTCGTAAATTTCGTCAATTAGCCACCAATCTTCAGCGTCTAACCATAACGGAGTGCGACGTAAAACGTCAGCTCGACGCTTGGCTTTTAAATACTGCATGTGAGCGCGGTTGTTGGCGCGCCACTTTTGCCCGTATTGAGCCATTTTGCTAGGGTTAGCCAACCGCCAGCCGCGAGCGTGCTCGCGTATCTTGTCCACATTGTTAGCCCGCCACGCCTTGTTAGTTTCTGCGTGTGCGGAAGCGTATTTTGCTGTGTATTCGGCGACTTTTTTCGGGTTTTTTGCCCGCCAATTGCGCTGTACGTCCAACATATTTGCCGAATGGCATTCAACGCATGTCCAATTTTGAACGTGGCGCTCGGCAACATGGCCATGCTTACAGGGTTTTCCTGTAAAATATTTCTTTTTTCCCTGCGCTATAGCGGCTGTACGGGATAGAACGGGGATCATTACGCGCCCATCCAACTACTAGTTGCGCCGCTACCACGCTCAACAACAATTCGACGAGGTTTTTCCCGCATCTCTCGACTGGCTACCGGATAAGCAAACGTAACGGCTAACGCATCGGCGGCGTCTGGAGAGGCAAGCCCTCTGGATTTCATGTCCTTTTTGCTTTCCAACAAAATGGCCCCAGACGAATTAAACTTTTGGTGCGGCCCAGTCAAATCGCTCTTAAGACTTCTATCATGAGGCAGGCTTGCTGATTGCAACCAAGCCTTCATTTCACCCCATATCTCAGAACGCTTATTCTGGTACATTGCAGGGTTCTTAGCCTTCCAGCCAAAGTTTACCCCACGCACCTTATACCGCTGCTCTTTTAGCCGGTCAAGTATCCCGTAACCCAGACCGCCCTCGTCGATGACAGTGAGCGCCGGGTTGAACTCCTCGATCGCGTCGATGACGCGCCCCACCGTTGTCATCGTGTCATCGCCCCGGTAGCGCCGGATAGCGATGACATCACGCCCCTGCCTTACGACGATGACTGTTGAGTCTGCTCCGCCTCGCGCTGGATCGACTCCGACAACGCGTGGCGCTGTCTCGTCCTTGTACCGAGGCCTTGCCATAGCCTCCTCCACAACTCGCGGAGCAATGAACTGGTCGTCGCCGTCTGAAGGAAACTCTCCGTAGACCTCAACCTTTGCCTGGCTACTATCTGCTCCATACTCAGCGATGATTTGCTCGTAGACGGCTTTATCCGTATCTTCAACTTGCCGGGCGTCGATGCTTTGCGTCGTCCAGAACTCTCTTTTCGCGTTGAAACACTCATAGAAATACCCCTCGTTGCGTCGCGGGTTGCTAAAGGCCAGCCAGAAACGATGCGGCGTGTTCTCCGTAAAGAAGCCCGCCGTCACCGACCAGATAGGGTCAGGAATACCACTCGCCTCGTCGAAGATGACCATCACGCCGTCATGGTTGTGCACACCGGCGTACGCGTCGGGGTTCTCCTCCGACCAGAGCCGCCCTTCGACCGACCAGTAGCGTGTGCCTTTCTTAAGGTCTCTCTCGACGATCTCCGCGAGCCATTTGGCCGGCATGACGCGTGTGGCCGACACCTCGAACCAATGACTGTTGAGCAGGAGCGCCAGCCACTTAGTCACCTCGGCCCAGGTGACCGAGCGTAGCTGCGCCTCGCTGTTAGCCGACACGATGGTCGTCGAGCCGATGCGCGTCGAGAGCATCCACAAGATGAGCCAACTGACGAGGGCGGACTTACCGATGCCGCGCCCCGAGGCGGTGGCCATGCGCAACACCTCGTAGGAGGTGGCCGTTTTGTTCTTAGCGATGTGCGCGGCGATGTCCCGCAGCACCTTGCGCTGCCACCGCCTCGGGCCTTCAAAGTGCTCCAGCGGCGTACCCTTCTGCCCCCACGGGAAGGCGAACAGCACGAACGCCTCGGGGTCGTCCTTGACTTGAGGCGCCCACAAGCGCGCCATGATCGCCTGCTCGTCGTCGGCGCTATAGATTGGCAGTTGCATTAATAGGTTCCGTAGTGGCGTACGCGAGGGCGGTGGGCTCGGCGTGCGTCAGTGCAGCCGGAGTAGACGACAATACTCGGCCGTTAATGACGCGAGACTCCGCTTCTTGCAGTGCCGCGATGACGCTGATCTGCTGGGTGACATCGACCTGAACTTGCTGCTTCGCCACCCAGCCGTGCACATGTTGTAGGAGCGAGAGCGCAGCCTCCTCCTT